GCCTGAACATGGTCTGGATGAGGCGCTTGACATCCTCCAGGTGCGTCATGTTCAGCTCGTCGGCTACCTCGTCGGTCGTCCTGCCGAACCTCTCGCCGCCGAGGGCCGCCCAGATCAGCGTGACCAGGTCGGTGGCCGATGGCGAGGTCCAGTTGAGGCCGTCCAGGGCGTTCTTGCCCGTGGCCTTCTCGTACCGCGCGAAGGTCCCGAAACTGGCGATGAGCCGGTGCCGCTCGCCGAAAACCGTGATGAAAACCTCGGGAAGCGCCTTGTCAGCGTGCTCCATAGTCCTCCGGAAGGGTCAAATTACGACCAGATCGGCGCCCCGGTGATCTTGAGTGTGACGTTCGCCTGGACCGCCTGCTCCAGTTCGGCCGAAATCTCGAGCCCGGTCAGGATGCATGGGAGCACGACAGTCGTCGCGTCCGCGTCCGGGAACTCCAGCTTGTATTTGTGCACGAGCTGGTCGTCGAAGTCGTCCTTCAGTAGCCCGTGGTTCGCCAGCGATGGGTTAAAGTTGATCATGAACGTGAGCTGGCCGGGATCCTTCAGGGTGGCCATGAATTCGCGGTAGTTGTCGGGCGAGGAGAAGCTGGTGACATCGACCACGCCGGAGGTCATCGAAGGGCCGGTGACGCCCTTGACCTCGGCGACCTCGGAGAAGACCTCGGGGGTCGCGCCGTCGCCGCGCTTGAGAACGACCTTGGAGCCTGGAATCGCGTTGCTCATGTTCCTCTGAGAGTAAAAAAATCCCTGACAGACTTACGAATACCAGAGTCGGCAGGAACACGCCACCGTGAAAATCCCGGTCTCCTCCTCGAAGTAGTCCCCGCCGTCCACGGCCGATTCTGCCTCCCATTCCAGGATGTTGTGGATGATGAGGTCCTCGAAGTCGCCCGAATGCCCGTGCAGCGCTGCCCTCACCAGCTCCGCCAGCGTCTCGGCCGCCCTGGAGGTGCGCGCCATGCACTCGATCCCCACGGTCGGGCACCGCAGCCCGGAGAATCCCTTGCGGCTCTCGATGACGTCGTTCTGGATGACCGCGTAGACGATCGCCGGCAGGCCCGGGTTGTCCGGCATCCTCCCGCGGTAGACCTTATTGCCGACCACGGCGGCGACGAGGGAGTCCTCGGTCAGCCGCGTGAAGATGAAATCCTCGATCGTCGCCATCAGCCCCTACCTTGCCCTGCGTGACATGCGCTTGTCGATGGCCTTCAGCGTCGCCTCGCGCAGGCTTCCCATGACCTTGTCCTGGTTTCCCTCCACCGCCCGCTCGACGAAGTTGTTGGGCGGGACCCTGCCGATTTCCCGGCCGGGTATCCGCATTTTCTTGGCGAAACCACTGCTGCTTGAGATGAAGCTCATGAACCGCCCGCGGTCGCGCAGCCTGTGGATGATGTGCGTCGTCAGCCGGTGGCCCTTCTCGACCAGCCTCCAATACCAGGGACCCCGCACCTTTGCCGAAAGGGTGTCGCCCTTGATCGATGTGTTGCCGACCTTGATGAAATGCCTGAGGGATCCCGGGTGGGGGAACATGGTTCTCCTGCCTTTGGGAGGTTTGCCCGAGGACACCGGGGCTCCCGCCTTGATGGCGCCGCTCATCTCCTTCGCCGCCGCGCGGATACCGGTCTTGAGCGACTTCGACATGATCTCGCCCGAGAGCCCGGCCATCTCACGCGCCAGCCGTCGCATCTGCGCCTCGAAGCTCTCCGCCATCAGTCGACCGCCTCCGCGGTGATGTCGAGCTCCTCCCGGTAGCCGACCTCGGCCAGCCCGGTGACGCGCCACAGCCTGTCGCCGTAAAGAATAAACATCTCCTGAGTGATGTCCGAGCGGAACCAGACCCGGAAGTTGCTCACCCGCATGGTGTGGCGGGCCTCGGCCTGGTAGCGCTCCTCCATCCGCATCGGCCGCTCCTCGGCCCACAGCGTTAGGAAATCCTCGTGGGTCACGCTGACCTCGCCCCGGTCGTTGGTGACGACGGGCTTCTTGACGAGAATCTTCCTGTTCTTCCTGCCGGGGTTCTTCGATCGCATGGGTTTTAGAGGCTCAGAATCTTGTAGCTATCCATCGCATAGCAGAGCAGTAGCGGGATCTCCTGCCCGGCGGACCCACCGACATCGACCGGCACGCGGTTGGTGTAGAAATGGCTGGCCATCAGCATGACCACGAACCTGAGCGCCTCGGGGATCGCCATGTAGCTTGACCCGTAGCCGGCGGTGAAGCTCACCCGCACGCCGTCCGGGCGGTTGACCTGCGTGTCGGGCCATGTGACGCCCTCCTTCCTGACGACGCGCCCGAGGGTCGGGGTGACATCGAGGAAGTATTTCTCCGGGTCGAGGGTTTGGAGATCACCGCCGCGGTCGCGGTACTGCACCGAGGCCACGGTCGAAACCGGGCCGACCGGCAGGATGATCTCGTCCGCCCCCGGGAACTCCTCCAGCTCCAGGCGGTATGTGCGGCTGACGAGCACCCTGCGTGTCTTGCTCTCCACAGTGGCGGTCGCCGCGCGCAGGTAGAGGGTCAGGAGCGGGTCCTCGTCGGAGGTCGTCAGGCGCAGGTGGTTCTTGAGGTCGATCAGGTTGACGGCGAGGGCGCCGGGCTGGGAGGTCTGGATGTGGGGCATGGTCTCCCGGTTGAAAAGGCGGAACGGCGCCGGGAAACGTCCCCGGCGCCGTTCCGGTTGCGGGCGCTTACGCGCGCTCCGCCAGCGTGACGAACGGCGAGGTGCTGGCTGCGCCCTTGTACGGAGTCAGGGGGGCGCTCCACACCGGCCGGGCGTCACAGCGATAGGTGAACTTGAACACCTGCTCGTCGTGGATAAAGCGAACATGGACGCTCACGGCCCGCTGGAGCGAGCCCTTGTCGACCATGAGGTACTGCGTCGGGTCGACGAGCATGATGTCGCCTTTGTCGCCCAGGGTCGCGCAGTGCTCGATGGCGAACGCCGGGAGGCCGTAGAGCGTGTCAAACGGCTGCCCCGCAATGTTCCCCGCCGGCATGTAGACCGGTGCGGCGTTGCCGCCGTAAGTCATCGTGTGGAGCTGCGGCTCGATGTCCTGGTTGTAGACCCAGATTGCGTTCGGGCGGCTGCGGTTGTGGAGGCGCGAGCGCATCTTGACGATGTTCTCGAGCTTCAGCGTGTCCGCCGCCTGCGCCGTCTCCTTGGCGACGGTCACCAGAGCGCCGGAATTGAGAAGCCCAAGGGGCTCCCCGGTTCCCGAACCGCGGATGATGGCGTCGTCGAGCTTGAACCCGAACTCCTCCGAGAAACCCTCGCTGATGACCGTCTGGAGGACGGAAGCGTCGGCGAGCACCTCGTCAGTGGCGTAGCAGAGCCCGGTGAGCTTCTTGAGCACGAGCTCCATCTGCCGGAACTTCGGCTTGGAGCCTTGGTACTCGTCGGCCTCACCCTCCCAGAACGCCTGGATGCCGCCCCAGCGCGAGCCGTCGACGCGGCTGGTCTCGTCGACCGCCGGGATCTTGATGCTGTTGCTGTTCTGGCTGATGGAGAGCCTGCGGACACGGCTGGACAGGATGCCCGTCTCCGTTGCCCGGCGGAGGATCTCTTGTGCAAAGTCATTCTGAACGAGGAAACCGCCGTCGGCGTTGACACCCTCGGAGGCTCCCGTCGCGGCGCGCATAAGCAGGTCGCTCTTGGCGAGTCTGGCGTCGGTGCGATGCGGGTTCTTCCCGGCGCTGACGACCGCCTGAAGCTGCTCGCCGAAGCTGCGCCACACCTTACACTCGCCCTTCTCGTCCTCGCCTTCCTCGCGGATGACCTTGATGTCGACCGGCTTTGAGGTCGGAACGGCCCTCTCCTCGTTGATCCTGGCGAGCTTCTCGGCGCGCTCCATCGATCGCTTGAGGCCCTCGATCTCGGTTTCGCAGCCATCGAACTCCGAGATTTCATTGTCGTTGAGTCCGCGGTTTTCCTTCTTGGCTGCCTCGGCCAGGGCGTTCATGCGCTCCAGCACCTCGGCGTGCTTCTTTTGTAGTGTGTTGATGTCCACAAGTATCCTGTTTCGTTTGCTACACGGTTATGGTGCGCCGTGTGACGGCCGTCAGGCCGTGGAAGCGGACGCGCGCCGAAATCCTGGCCGCCCGTCGGGGCGCGTGGATCAAGGCTCCTGGGTTTCAGAGTCTCAGAGTCGGCACTTTGACCGCAAGGGGGCGCTCACGCAGCACGGAGCACGCGCACCCGGAGCAGAAACGGGTCGGGCGAGACGATCACCACCGGCTTCTCCGGGCGGTTCCTTTCCTCCCACTGCCTCCTCGCGCGCTCGTAGGCGAGGTCGGCGGTGGAGCGCACGCCCACGGATGTCTCCGGGTACGCCGGGAAAAGCACCGGTCCCGCCTCGTAGAGCCTCACCTCCTGAATGACTCGCTTGTCGAGGACCTTCGGGTCCTCGGAAAATTGCCACTCCTCGCGCGTGATCTCGAACATGAAGCTCTGCCCCTGCACGTCGCCGCGGCGGATGTACTCAACGACATCCCTGCCGACCTGCGTGTCGGGAGGGTCGACCTCGATCCAGAGGCCCCTGTCGTCCTCGCGCAGGCGCATCGTGCCCGAGGAGGTCGAGCCGAGAACCATGTTGGCGTCGTGGTTGAACAGCGACACCACCCGGTGCCCGCCCGAGAGGCTCGGGGCGAACGCGCCGGGGGCGATGCTTTCCCGGAAGCTCCCGAAGAAACCGCGAATCTCCGTCTCGTTGTCGAAAAGGGCGGCGTACCCCTGGATGATTGGCTGTTTTCCCTCTTCGCGCGCCTCAAGGGCGACGGTTTGGTGCGTGCTGCGGCGTTCTCGTGTCTCGCTTGTCATGTCTCCTCCCCAGAGTATCCCAGAATCATGCCCGCCCAATAGTCCCCGACGAGCGAAGGGTCGCGCCGACCGGCGCTTTCGCCCGAAATCGCCTGCTCCAGGGCGGTTTTCAGGTAGTTTTCGAGCGTTTTTTCGAGGTTTTCTCGCGTGATCGCGCCCGCTGTGGCGCCCTCGAGCGCCGTGAAAACACCGCCCAGGCACTCCCGGACGAAGGTGTCGTGACCCTCAAAGGCCCCCAAAATCGCCTCTTTTTCGCTGTTTTCGCCCCGTTTTTTGAGCGCCGAGGCCACCATTCCCGCCTCCCGGCGGGCGATCCGCGCGAAAGTCTCGCTCAAAAGCGGCCGAAACGATTCCGCGGCGCTCCTCCCGCCCATCGGCGCGGTCTCCGCCGGCGTGGTATCAGGCGTCCCCTGCTGTCCGGGTTCCGGGGCGCGCTCGTCCCCCGCCGGGACCATGTTGAGCGGCGAAAGGTAGACATCCCCCTCGGGCCCGATCGGGTTCATGTTCTCCTTCACCCGGATGTCGTTGATGGAGTAGAGCCCCCACTGGCGCCCGAGACCGTACGCCTGGAAGCGGGACAGCGTGTCGCCCCTCAGAAGCCCGTCGATCAGGAACTCGGAAAAAACCTCGGAGTCGTCGCCGTCCAGGAAGTCCCGGGTGATGGCCTCTTCCCACCTCCTAAACCACGGGAGCATGGTGTAGGTGACGAAGTCGATGCTCTGCTGCTCGATGTTGGAGTAGGTCGAGCGCGTGAGGTCCGCCAGCATGTGCGGCGGCACCCGATAAATTCTGGCGATTTCCTCGACCTGAAACCTTCTGGTGGCAAGGAACTCCGCGTCGGTCTGCGGGATCCCCATGGGTTTC